AAAAAGAGTGATGTATGGCTCTTACAGTAAATGACCTGGCCGAACGGCTACGGGTAATGGACGAAATTACCGTTATGGAGCTTCTGGATATTTCTTCAGAAGAACTGGTAGATCGCTTCGGTGATTTTATCGAAGCGAAGTATGATGTATTGATTGGGATGTTCGACGATGTCGATGAAGAGGAAGACGGAGAAGGATCTCTTGAGTTCTAAAGACAGGCGTGATCCCAAACATGAATTCAAAAAGGGGCATCGTACCAAAAAACATTTTCTTAATTCAGTGAGAGATAAGGAGGCAATTGATGAAATCAGAACCGAAGCACTACAAGATCCCCGCTGATACATTACGAGCCATTATCGGATACCTGTTGAATCGACCAATGTCGGAAGTTGAGGCAGGTGTATACGCTCTACGTAATCTGGAGCCTCTTGTAGAAGAAGAGATGACCACAGGAAAAACCGATGACGAACAAGAGCAGGTTTAAGACACCACTTGCTGAGGATGTATTTAGAAGGAAATATGCACAGGGGCCTAACGACACCTGGGATGCTCTTGCTGAGAGGGTTGTTGAAGATGTCTGTGGGACTAGGTGGGGAACTGAACACAAGCTGATGTCAGATTCCGACAGGGAGGCTCTTGTTCAGGCCATCAAGGAATTCAAATTCATTCCCGGCGGAAGGTATCTTTACTATGCCGGGAGACCGCTGAAGTATTTTAACAACTGCTATCTTCTTCGTGTTGAGGAAGACACGAGGGAGGAATGGAGCAATGTAGTATGGCGGGCAATGTCATGTTTAATGACAGGTGGTGGGATTGGAATTGACTATAGTATCGTCAGGCCATCAGGAAAGCCATTACAGAGGACTGGAGGAATTGCATCTGGCCCAATTCCATTGATGTATTGTGTCAATGAGATTGGTAGGAATGTGATGCAAGGAGGTTCAAGAAGGTCAGCTATCTATGCTTCTCTTAACTGGAAGCATGAAGATATCGATGCCTTCCTTGAAGCGAAGAACTGGCATACTCAGGAACTTGGCTTGGTGTATTCAGGAAGAGATGGTACCAACAGTTATTACACAGTAGCTGATGCAAAGTTTGCTGATTTCAATTATCCTGCTCCGTTGGATATGACCAACATTTCAGTGAACTATGATGATGCTGCTCTTGTTGGTGGTCTGGAGAACAACAAGGTATTCCTGAAGAATTGTTATCAGGCATTGTCAACAGGGGAGCCAGGATTCAGCTTCAATTTTGGAGACAAGCAAAAAGAAACCCTTCGGAACGCGTTAACTTTCAGTAGCGCCCTACACTAGTAATAGTGTTTGAATAACTAACCTAAAAACAGGGGAAGTCCAGACCGGATAATCCTGTGCCAATTCTGTATAGAAAGGTGCAACGACTATGAGTATAAACGAAAAGCAACTTAGCAAACTACTGTACTACTTTACCTCTTTCGATGGTGGTATTTATGAAAGTGGTAAAGATTGTAAGTTTGTTATGAATATGCGGGCAGAGAATGCCGATTACATTTCGTGGGTAGAAAATACTCTCAATAATTTCGTAGAGACTTCTAAACATAATGTAATCCAACGAGGAAATCGCGCTCCTCTGGTGTGTTTAACGTCAAAGTCACATCCCAAGTTTACTGCTATTCGGCAAAGGCTTTATTTGCCAGATGGAAAGAAGGTGCTGGATCCACATGAACTATCACTGATGGATTCAGAGGCGTTAGCCATTGTGTTCATGGCTGATGGAGGAACTACCTTAGACAAAGGAAAGTATCCAGAAATCAAGCTACACACAAAAGGCTATAGCTACTTTGACAACCTGGCTCTAAGTAAAGCCATCTATGAAAAGCTCAATATCAGGACTACTTTACAAAGACATTATCAATACTGGCACTTAAGAGTAAAGACGGCTGATTTGGAGCTATTCATCAAGACAGTTAAACCACACATTTTACCTAGCTTTTCGTACAAACTCGAACGGTTAGCCCCAGTTTATGACTGGGTGATGATATAGTCTGATCTCCATAGGAATATGGAGTTAACAAAAATGGCACAGAAGTTACATCAGAAGATGATAGTGATGTCTGCAATCTTGGATCCATCAATATTGGTTCTATAGAAACACTGGAAGAGTTCAAGGATATAGTTATACTAGGAACAAAATTCCTTGTCTGTGGCACGCTTCGGGCACACCTACCTTATGAAAAGGTGTACAAAGTTCGAGAGAAGAACCGTAGGCTTGGGCTTGGCCTTATGGGCATTCATGAATGGTTACTCAAAAGGAATCAAAGATACGAAGTAACCAATGAACTGCACAAATGGCTTGCCGTATACCGAGACTATTCCCGTAAAGCAGCAGATGAGCATGCAGATCGCCTATTCGTAAGCAGGCCCGTTGCTTGTAGGGCAATTGCTCCCACAGGAACAATTGGTATCCTTGCTTCAACTACCACTGGAATAGAACCGCTGTATGCCGTAGCCTACAAACGTAGGTATTTGTCTGACGGTACTCGGTGGAAGTATCAGTTCGTTGTCGATGCAACGGCCGACCATTTGATAAAACACTACGGGATTGATCCAGACAAGATAGAAACGGCCTCAGATTTGGCAGAAGACTATGAGCGAAGAATCAAATTTCAGGCAGACGTTCAAGATTACGTTGACATGTCAATATCCAGCACCATCAACCTTCCTTCTTGGAACACAAGAGAAGACACGGAAGATTACGTCAAAAGATTTGCTGGCACGCTTGCCAAGTATGCTACACGTCTACGAGGATTTACTTGTTACCCGGATGGAAGTAGAGGAGGTCAGCCAATTACCAAAGTAGATTACAACGAGGCGATAAAACACCACGGGGTGATCTTCGAAGAGAATGATATCTGTGATATAACAGGTAAAGGAGGAGTTTGCGGGGTATAAAAAAGGGGGCGAAAGCCCCCTTTTCTTTATTGCTCTGTATTACCAGTTAATACGTTCTCCAATGTATTTACTATTTCATGTTCCTTTTCCATGATTCCTTTTACATCCAAGGGCCTTTCTCTGGCATACTCCATTGCATCATATAAAAGAACATGAAGCATTTCGTGGCAAGCTACTGAATTGAGATTTTTATCAGTAATGGGAATTGTCCAGTATTGCCCCAAAGATACTGTGACAAGTTTACTGGATCTATCTCTTGGGAATGTACATAAAGCCAAGGCATTTATTTTTTTGTCTGTTTTTATAATACTCCAGTCTTTTAGTCCAAATTTTTCCTGCCAATGGTAAACATATTGCATGAATTTGTTTTCATTTTTCTTGGACATCTTCCATATTTTATGTTCTTTGTTTTTCAATTTCCATCTCCGAATCAATAAACCTGCGTAGATCGGTTACACGGTTCATCCACCCTTTCAGGAAAACTTTACTGGCAGGACGACGCTCGACTATGGCATTATAGGCTGCAATCCTAAGCTGTAAATACTTTACATAGTCATTGTCGCATTGGCTTAAAAAGGAGTTAGCACGACTAGTCCCCATATTGACTGATGTATCGAACATACAAGCTGCCAGAGGAAATCCAAGCTTTTCCCATTCAGGGTTCCAATACTTGTCATAGTAAATATTAACTGCCTTGGCTAGCTTAAGATCTTTTACATCTTCTTTTGGAAGATTGTTTTCCTGATTGTACACATCCAAAGTTCTTTGGGTGATGCCATAATTGGTAGCACCACCGGGGTCTGCGGGATGGTTGACGTAACCTCCCTCATGATCTAGCACAAATTTAAGGATTCTTGAGAACATCTTTATTTACCTACATAATCAAGGAATTTACGAACTCCAATTGGTGTTTTGGCACCAAGTTGAAGGCGTTCCAGTTTGGTAGTCATACGATTAATGGCAGCTTCCCCAATCATCCTTTCAAGTTGTGGGAAATCACCATTAATTTCATAGTATTGTTCAATCAGTTCAGGAAGTTTGTCAGCAGAGCCTAACATGGCAGTGCGCTTGATTTTATCGGAAAGCTCTGTCACTCGCTTGCTTGTTTCTTTCTCTTGCGCTGAACTGTAGTAATCAAGCTCTCTTACGATACCTTCTGGCAGACTGTAAAGATTGAATTTGCGTAAGAGATTCTCTCCCTCCGTGCGTGGGTATACTCCCTGTAGAGGATCTCTTGATTTAGTACCCATTACACCGCCTTCTGGTAGTTTTGGAGAGAATACATCAGAGTTTGCCTCATATAGTCCTTGGAATGCTCTTGGCAGCATTGCTCGTTTGCCCAAAGCAACGCTAACCGGATCTTCAAGATCAGTTACCATTCCTGCGATGTCTTTTGAACGTTGCATGACATCTCCCATGAATGGTAGTAATCCCTCGAAGGTAGGATCAATTATAGCTCCAGTATCGAATCTTCCTGATAGGTTGATACCGGTTGCTTTGGAGATAGCGCCGTGAGTTATCCATGACAAGTCAGGATTTTCAAATGCAAGCTTTGCCAATTCATTCCTGATGGAGTAGTCTTTTACTTTTGCCCATAGATCTGTTGGCAGCATTTTCTTGATGAATTCCCATGCTGCATCCACGGTGGCAATTCCGTAAGCACCTCTTGCTCCAGCCAAGGTAAGGTTAAGCATCAATGCTGTTGTTAATGGGAGATAGTCACCTGTTTGTACACCATGCTTTCCAAGGGCATAAAGTTGGTTAAAGATGTTTACTTTATATGTTTGTAGCGTGGATAGTGCTGTTCCTAATGCCCCCATTCTGTTGAATAGCGGAGCACGCTCTGATCTCCTATAGTCAGCCATTGACAGCTTGGTAAGTTCTTCCGCTTTCTGGAACATTTCCATTTCCATGCCTTTGAACTTACCAGACTCATGCAGATGATGTACGAATGACATGAAGGTGTATGCACGTGTGAGTTGCTCAACCGATGTCATGTTAAGTGCTGCCAGTTTTTCAGCCGCAGCAACCCCAGCAGGCAGAGAAAGCTCTGCAACATCTGACAATGGAGTGATGCTGATTACACCATTATCTACTGCATATTTACTTGCAAGATATCCTATTTCTGATGAGAATGTTCCTTTTCTATGATAGTTATCGAGGAACAATCCTATGGAATCCATCATTGATTTGGATAGAGTAGAAACAGGATTAAAATCATATCCCTCTTTTAATAGTTTTAGATGCCATGGCATCGTATTCATAGGCTGAGTTAGTGATACAGCAGTAAACCCTGGCTCGAAAAAGCCAAGAGTAAATAGATAGAAAAGACGGCGTGGAATGTCGATAATCTTTGATAGAGAAGATCTGCTTACACCAAGAGCTTTTGCGATCTCTCCTTCAATAGCGGAAAAGATCGGCTTTTCTCCAAATCCAAGCCGATTCTTCATGTATTCCTGTGCGATTTTGATTGCATTCTGATGGAGTTTTTGAAGGTTTTCATCAGAGAAGACTTGCTTGGCTTTCTGCACAGCCGCCTGATCTTCTGCCCATTTAAATGCATTCTCTATGTAACTTACCTGCTGTTTAAGGAATTCGATGGCATCATTCCTGCTCCAAGGACGATCTCCAATGAATCCTCGAATACCGGCTTTATGTTCAAAGTGCTTCGACTGAGCCAATTCATTGAAGCCAGTGGCAGCAACATAATCCTCGTAAATGGATTTAAGGGTTTCTACACGAGGATCGTTCCTGTCTAGTACTTGCAGAAGTTCATAGTAACCAGCTTCTGCTTTACTTGAGGTTAGTGGATTCTTTGATCTCGAATAAGTAAGTTTTGACTTTTTGAGATCAATGTCATCGAAGTTTTTCTTTATGTATTCGAAAGCCTTCTCTGCTCCCCACCGTGTTTGGGCAGCAATCCACCAGACAAGCTTTCCATCGTTTGTGTAAACAGGAATTCTCCAATCGCCATTCCACCGAGAAGCGAAGTATGCTTCAAGGCGTGTCAATGGCTTTTTGCCCATCGCTATCAGGGCATTGTTTTCTGCTTCGTATGCCCTGTCAAAAGCTTCCCGAAGCTTACTGTAGGCGGCTACTACTTTTGGATTAGCTCCTGCTTTCTGAAGTGCTTCTGGTCCATATTGTTTGCCTTCTTTGAATTCCTTCAGAATAACATCAACAAGAAGCTTTAAGTCCTTTTCAGATCTTCCAATTGCTTTAATACTTTCTACAACAGGGTCTGCATATTTTGTTATACTGTACTGAGCACGTTTTTCAGCATTGTCAGCCCATTGAACTACGGCAGAAATGATTGGATTCTTCTTTATTTCTGCCATCATGGCTCCGCCGCCAATCAGGGCAACTTTATCTGAAACTGGATTTGATTTCAAAGCCTCGTTGATTACAGTTTCAACAGGGACGTCTTTTGGAATAAGGGCATCATTTACACTGGAATAAGGAAGGATTTTCTTATATGATTCAAGCTGTGTAATATCCTTTTGTCCAGTAAAAACAAATAGATCTTTTGCTTTGCCAATAAGATCTGAAAGTTTCTTTAATCCTTCTTCGAAAACCTTGGGGTCGATAGCACCCATCTGCTTTTTGAAAGCAGCAATTTTATTTGGATCCCATTTTATTTTTGGAATTTCTGTTTCTGTTGTTGTTGGGTTTATTTCTCCAGATTTTCTGATACCACCGGGATATTTAAGAGATGGAATATCTCCTTCATAAACAGAGCCATAAAGTCTTCGTAGTCCGGGAGCAAACTGATATGGATACATACCATATAGTTTCATGAATTCTGCGAATTCATCCTGTAATTTGGCAAGTGCTTCGGTATTTCCTTTTTCTTTATATTGTTCTGCTTTTGCTATATACTCATTGATCTTTTCAGAAACTTCTGGAGAATTCAGTACTTCTTGTCTTAATGGGAAATCTATGGTTGGAACTTCCGCTGCCATACCTTGCACAACTTTTCCAGTATCTGGATCGAGGTAACGAACACCACCATCATCAACTGGATATTTATCTTTATCAAGAAGTTCCCATTGTAATTCCTCTGGTTTTTCTGTTACTCCACGAAGTTCTGGGAATTCAACACCAATGGCATTTCTTCCTCCATACTGCTGTCCATAGACTTTCTGTTTATCTATGGCAATTTCTTCTGGAGTAATTGTGTGCTCTGGTTCAATTTTATCAAGATTTTCAAGAATCTTGGCATTCTCGTCCAGTTTTGCTTTAGGTTCTAGATTCTCTTGTTTTGTTTTAAGTTGCTTTTCTAGTGCCCTTTTACCAGCACCAAGAGGCATGAAATTCAGAAGGGTTTCTGCTGCAATACCGGCAGCGAGTTCTCCTTCTGATCCACCGATTGCGCTTCCGATTTCTCTTGCTTTTTCAATTGGGTACTGAAATACGTCGCTAAGAGCTTGTGTATATGCAGCACCACGTTCTGTCTTTGGTTCTACACCAAAGAACTTGTTCAAGCTCTCTTGAACGTACTTTTGTTGTTGTGCAGCAGCATCAATTCCTTGCCCGCTAATAGCAGCCCCAGCACCTACCAATCCACCAGCAACGTAGCCCGGCATTTGTCTCAAAAGAGTACTACCAGCTTCCAGCAATCCTTGCATTTCTTCGGGCTGCTGATGAAGTTGCTGCTTAAACTGATCCATAGGAGAAAGCTGTGCTTGCTCCGGTTGCTGCTGTTGCTGTTGTGGTTGAGAAGGTTGCTGCTGTTTCAGTGAATTATGATATTGATTGGCCCACTTCCATGCAGTGATTTCATCCGGGGCATCTACATCATAATCAACACCGTCAACTGTAACTACCCACTGATTCATAAATCATCTACGAGGACGAACAGCACCAGGAGGAGGAATATCTGGTACAGTAGGTACATTATTGATTTGAGGAATAGGTCCAAGTCCACCTTGACCTCCATATGGCGTCATCGGAGTTGGTTGCGGATGTGTTGGAATACGGCCTCCTGTTGCCGCACCAATATCTGGTTTTCCAGCCTGTTGTTGTTGAGCAGCAGCTTGTTTCATTTGAATATCAAGCATATAGATGGTATTGGCACGCTGAGTCAAGTTGTTAATCATTTCAAGACGTTTAGCTTCGATCTCAGGATCTCCACTATTTGGAGAATTTTTGAGTGCTTCTGCCTGCTCGATTAAACGAATAACTTCTTGCTGGTATGTTTTGGACATCATGCTAGAGACGGAGAGCTTCAGCTTTTGAAGCTCCATCGCAGCTTGATTTTTAAGTTCTTGTAGAGCAAGAGCACGCTTGGTCATCTCTTGCTGCCTCATTGCTTCTAGTCCAAATCTTTCTTTTCCTTGTTCCCTGATTTCCTGAAGTCTGCCTTGAGTTTGAATGTCTCGTTTAACTCGTTCTGGTTCTGCGGCACGATTGATCCATTCCTTCATTAGCACATCACGTTGTTCTGGAGTCAATGACATGAATTTTTCTGCAAACTGAGGAGGAACGCCAGAATATTCGACGGCGCCTTGTGGGTCATTATACTTAAGCATGTAATTAAAGAAGTTATCAGTAGCTTCCCTTCTACGTTTTTGCTCTGCTTCTGTAATCTCTCCTTCTGCTTTTTTGGCAGCAAGTGCTCGAAGTGCGGCCTCTTGTTTCTTTAGCTCAATGTCAAGAGGTAACATCTGCTCGTTCCTGTACATATCTTGTAACATACGAGCACGATTTACCTCTGCTGTTTGAAGGTCTGATAGGTTTTTTGCTCGTCCTTCTGCCCGTTCCTGTCCTTTGAAAAAGGCACCTATTCCGGGATCTTCCCAAGTAAAGTCAGCCATATATTAATCCCACCATCCAGAAATAACATCCCATATATCTTTTCCAGTGTCTATGATATTCTTGATATCATTCCAAACATTACCGGCAGAACCTCCTGCACCAAAGAATTGAGGAATGCCCTGCCAAGCATTTGCCTGCCTGCCTGCTGCTTCCCGGAACAACGATGCAACTGCAAGAGGTTGATAAATTCTTTCAATAGATTGCTGTAAACCTCTGCGATAATCTGCTAAACGGCTTTGGGCAAGCTGTTGCAGTTTTGCAGTACGATTGATATCATTTGATAGCCTTCCCTGAGCGGCATCAATTCCTGCCAAGCGATTTGCTTCTAGATTCAATATAGCCTGCATTTCAGGAGATTGAAGATAAGCATTAGGATTCTCATAGGATTCACGCAGTTTATTGATGTATGGACTTGCTTGCTCCTGCATTTGTCCTGCAATTTGCCTCAGCATGTTGGCATATTCTCTTGATTGCCTTGCACCATAAATGGCTGAGAGCAATCCTAGCAGGCCATTAGAATTTCCTCCAACATTAACCATTTGATTTCCTCCTCCAGATCCTCCAAATAATCTTCCAGCAATATTACCAATCTGCCCAATTCTATGAAATAGATCTCCTATCCCCTGAGTAGCTGGATTACTTGTAATCGGTGGCTCAAATCCTGGCTCAGTCATCCAAGGATCTGGCACCTCTGGATTAACTGGGGGTTCAAATCCAGGTTCTGTAAACCAAGGATCACTAGGGCTAACAGGAGCATCGTATGGTGGTTCAGTAAACCAAGGATCTGATACCACAGGGCTACTAGAGATAGGAGGTTCGAACCCGGGCTCAGTAAACCAAGGATCGAATGCAGTAGATGGATCAGTGCTAACAGGAGGGGAAAACCCGGGTTCTGTGAGCCAAGGATCAGTCACCATAGGAGGAGTGGCACTAACCGGAGGAGCAAATCCTGGTTCAGTAAACCAAGGATCTATTGCTCCAGTTGCCGCTCCTGCTCCTCCAGCCCCTATTTCAGTAAGCGGAGGTAGTTCTGACATTATCGGTGCACTTGGCATAGAAATTGGAAATGACTCAGCAACACCGGTTCCTAGGGCTTCTCCAGCACCAGCAGCAGCTTCTCCACCTCCTATTAATCCAGCAGAAGCCAGTCCTCCAAACAAGAAAGGTAATCCGATTATGGAAGCTAATGCCAAGTTACCAAAACTATCATTTGTATCCCAATACCGTTTCTGAATTCCCTGTGTCTGTGGAACCCATACATCGCCTTGTCTTACATATGGAATAACAGTACCTTCTTTACCTCCAGTTTTAATCATGAATCCCATAATATTGGGATTATTTGGATCAGTGATAATATCCCAATTAGCATGATGTCCAAAAACAGAGGTTCCCCATTCACCATAATCTGATGGATTACCTCTAAATTTTAATTCTGGTGCTATATATATTGTGTATGGCCCATTCCCTGAGTCTCCTCCTTCACCGGGAACAGTTTCTGTTTTTAAGATTGATTCCCAGTCGCGTGGTCCGCTATAATTATCAGGCAATGTCTGATAATTTTGCCATGCTCTCATGGCATCAGAAAGATTATTCTCATATGGTCCCCAATTAAGATCTGAAACACGAAAATACGGCATGTCCCCAATACCGGGTATATTAAGAAATTTAGGAGACCAAGGCTGTTCATTAGTAGGTCCAGAAGTTTGAACTGGAGCAGCAGTTACTGTGCTTGACGTAGATGAATAAGGAGATGTTTTAGTGTAATTACTAACATTTCCTATCATATTATTTATTGAATAGGGATTTGATTCATATAAACTTGATCCATCATCCATCATCCTGCGATTGAGATAATTACCGATTGCCATATCAAACCTTTGTTATGTAAAAACCTTCAATAAGGAATGTAGAATCTGTTGCCGCTATATTATGTGAGATCAATATTTCTGGATCTCCAGTCGTATTATTGGTTCTAACTTTAATGTTGGTATATTTAGTTCCATCTGACAATTTTGTCATAGTCAATGAATTCTGACCTAGCCAATCACCAGCAGCATATGTTTTAGGAGCAATACAAGGTAATGGTGCTGTCAGTACATCACCAGAGTTGAATGATACTGTAGCTCCACCACCAAGCGGATTATTGATATCAGGACAAATTTCTATGTGTAAGAATACAATACCGTTCAGGCGCTGATAATAGCCACGTTGGTCTGATAAAGATGCATTACTAAATCTTGCTGAAAGATGATTAGGATCGAATGTTCCTGATTTAAAAGAAATCATTATCGAGTTGAAATTTGCAGCACTAGTTGGGTCATCCCCTTTCCACAAAACAAGCTTTCTCATCTCATTCCTAAATTATAAGCTACTTCAACCTTGTCAAGTATTATATTAGAAGCACCCATGAATTTAAGCCTTACTGCCAAATAGCGATATCTTCCTATATTGTGCCAGCGGAGTGCCTGATGTTTCAATGACTGTGGTTGTGTCTTTGAATAATATACTGTCCAACCAGAGTAATCTGTTTTTCCTGTCCAAGCCAGGTTAACAGTATTGTTCCCAAAATCACCGTATACATCTATGTATTTTATGTGCTTTTGCCAACCAACTCCAAAATCAGCGATATCGAATACAATTTCGGCAGTAGTGTTTGCACTTCCACTATAGAACTTGTCTAGGTAGTAAAAATTGACAGTACCATTATTTGAGTAGGATGATACAAAATAAGTTTTCCATTGAGCATTATCAGCAGTTGGAGCCAGTTGGATAAACCCAGGTGATTTTACTTCAACTCCCCACAAGTAACCAGTTGAGTCCGATGGAACAAAATCAAACCATTGATTCTGCTTTGTGCTATAGCATATATAAGGAAATCCCTTTACTGTTTCTGGTTCTCCAACATAACCTGAGTTTACATAACCTTGATCTACGTATAAAGCAGAACCAAATCCACAGTTAAATAGCATAACAGGATCGCCATTGAAATCTGCCATGTATAATGTTGTCGAGAATGGCTGAGCACCTGTAATACTTTCATTATTTATTAAAGAATCTACATAAAAATTTGAAATCCTTTTTACGACAAAGTTATCTATTTTATAAATACCATATCCAAATCTATCTTCATACGACAGAAAATAAATATTATCTCCAGATTGTGTAATGTTTTTTGCTAATTTTACCCCATAGAGTTGTTGATATGCTTCTTGTCGGACAAGAGGAGAACCAAGCTCAATGGCACCATCTTGAAAAAACTCGATACTTTGTGTAGAAAAAGCAACAAGATAGTTTTTATAAAGCAAAATAGCGATAAGATCATCTCCTCTTGCTTCTGGTACAATAAAGTCAGTGCTATTCCAAGTAGTATACTGCCCCGGAGGAGTATTATAGATCCTTAAATCCTTCCCTATTAAAAATAACCTTCCATTGTAAAACAGAGATTGATGTGGAGCAGTGGTAGTGGTATTTCCAAATGAAAGAGAATTGGAGACCGTTATCGTATGCGTAGTAGCATTATATTGATAAGAGTGTAATGTGTTCGTTGTATTGTTTTTCAAAATCCCTGCATATAGCCGATCAGTTCCAGATGGATTAGTAACCTGAAACATTGATCTGAACGTATAGTTGTCTGATCCAGTAAAATCTAGAGCAGGATTTTCATCATTAAAATATATCCTTTTTCCTTTACAGATGTACTGTCCATCAGAAGAAACAGCAGTAATTTCATCAGAGCCAGATGATGGAAATGATTTTGACTGTGAAACAATTGCTGGACATTTTGTCAACACCCATTTATCATCTGTATTCTGCAATATGATTCTTTTAGGATAACAGTTGATGAACCGTTGTCCTTGATAAACAGGAGTGTACGTTTCTGCTGTTCCTGGCCCAACATTTCCAGCAACAGTTTGTCCGCCAATAATTGGCAGAGCTTTTACATGATGGGTAGAGATTTCTGGAGTATCAGTAAAAGCCATGCTTACCTACGTCGTGCAGGAACAATGAAAAGTGAACCTTCTTCTGTTCCAAAAGATAACGCAGCTTCTAGAATAGAATCTGCTTCTTTTTTTAGAACCATCCGTTCATTCAATGACAATCCATATTCTGGGGCAAGCCTTAACGCAAGTTGATAAATAAGCGCTTCATGCCATTCAACAGGAAAATCTGGCTCATCGCTGCTGGAATCGAAATCTTGAAATTGGCGATGATACCTGATGTATAATTGCCCATTCGTTTGCCATGAAGAATCTGGCTTCGGCCATAGAGAAATTGTTCCAGTATATGCACCAGGAAGATAGAATAGTTTTATTGGCGCTCCAGAAGCTTTTTTTGATGATAATGCTTGATAATCCTCATAAGTAGTAATCTCAAGCGGAACATCCAATGGCTGGCTAGATACAGTGTTATCTCTACGAACTGCTTGTAGAATTTTTAGAGGTTTATCTGCCTGATTTATCGTAGCTCCTGGCCCAATAGTTACTGATGGATTTGAAGCCCAGTTAGACATTGCAATGTATTTTTCAGAAATTGCCCAAAGAGGCATTCCTTGTGCTGCTAATGCCTTTATCATGGGATTCAATGCAGCAATTCCTATATTCAATCTGGTACTGTCAATAGTTTCGTAATCTCCTAGTGCCCCTATTTTTCTAAAGGCAGCGGAAATTATTGAATCTCTTGATGATGTCCAGTCATAAGAATTAGAAGTAGACATTATGGTAACTTTGTTTCAATAATAATATCAAAAGAGACATTTAGCCTTCAGCTTCAAGACTTCGTCTCGAAGCTCCTTTATGGCCTCGATAAGGACGCCAACCATGTTGCCGTAGGCCACTGACAGGTAACCGTTTTCGTCCTCATGGACGACCTCCGGCACAACACTGGAAACCTCCTGTGCGATGACGCCTACGTCTCTCTGCCCGGTGTCTTTTCGCGTGAACGAGACACCCCTCATTGCGCTAACCTTGTCGAGCGCTCCTTCGATGGTCTTAACGTTGGTTTTCAGGCGTTCGTCAGAACCTTGTGTGATTGTGCCAGTAGCATATATGTCTCCGTTAACATAAAGTGATGTTCCTGATACTGGCGCATAGATCGTCACGTTACCGTTATCGGAGATTTCAAGACGGCTGGCAATTGACCCGTTAGATGGCCTCGTTGCAAATATAAGACCTCCGCCGGTGGTAGCACTTCCATCCGTAAGGGTGTTGGTGATGTAAGCCACTGCAGCAGCATTCTCATCGGTTGTGCTGCGTCTTGTGGAAATGAACTTGATGGTATTGTGGGTTGTAGTGGAAGTATTAGCGTGTCCACCAAGTAACAGTTCACTCCTTGTTGCGCCAATCACTGAGATACTCTCATTCGTTGCTCCAGTGGTTCCTCCAACACGGATACGGTCCGATGACAATGAGGTCCAATCTGCTGGAGTCGCGGTACTGACTGACAACGCGGCACCACTGGACGGCGTACCGATTACTACCTTGCCAGTAAAATCGTGTGTACCGGCAACGTATGGGATGGTGCCAGTGTCGTTTCCGCCTGTTGTCGATGAGAAGCCGATGTAGCCTTCTCGACCGCCGCTTGAGTTGTTGAAGGCAACGAAACCGGTTCTGGCCGCTGTACCTACAATCACCCCGAGTTGCCCTACGCCACTTTGGTTGGCGCCAACATACAGGTTATTGTATGTGTTGATCTGCCCAGCAGTAATGCCACTTCGAGCAATGGACAACGCTATCGTGCTAGATGAGTAATCATCAGCATACGGCCTAAACTGTAACGAGGCCGTATCTACATAGATAATCCAGTTCTTCTCGTTAGGCGCAGAAGATGACCTCTCCAGACGGAGCTGAGGAGAACTAGATGAATTTATTGTGAAAAAGGTACCAGTTACTGTTAGACCTGAAGAGGAGAAAAGACCTCTTTGGGTACCACCACAAGTAATTGCAAGCTGATCTGCTGCTGGAGAATAGATACCAGTATTGGTATTACCAACTATTGTAATTCCAGGTGCAGAAACAGTACCTGCAATAAAGCGCTGCGCCCCAGTAAACGGAATGGAGCCATCCCTTTCTATCTTTTCATCATTCAAAGCAGTGAAGTTATTGTCAGTTTCACTGAAAGTTAGTGTACTTCCTTTTATAAGCCTAAGAGTTAGTGTTGCCATATTTTACAATCCGTTGTCAAATGTACCAGGTGGAACTGATTCAAATGGAATAGACCATGATGGAGAAACATCTACTTCAGTTTCATGATAAGAAAACGCAACTTTGTTTGTTTCTTCTGCTTTTATTTTTATCAAATCCTGTGGATGACGTGGTTCCCAATCATAACGACATACCCATAAACCATCCCATCTTTTCTTCATTTCATCGGATTTAAACCGCTGTCCACAGACTGGACAGACTACATTCCATGTACCAGGTTTATAGTAATCTTTCATTTTCTCAGGGCTTCCAGTCTATCCTCAAATTTATCAAATCTTGCCATAATTTCATTTTTTATGGCAATCAGATCCGATTTATGAGCGTAATCTACCTTCACTTGTTGAAGGTCATTTTCAATCTTTTTAAGTTCATTTCGTTGTTCTGTCATATTTTCTCTCATATTATAATAAAGAGATTTGACTAGAAATCCAAGAACACCAAGTCCTGTAGTTAGAGCAAAAATTATTATGTTTGTGAAGTCCATTTAATCATCCAAACTGACATGTTTTCCTTGTGTTACCCCATCTGGTAGTGACACACCGTCAATAAATTTTACAGAAACCCCACTTTTACTTACAATTAGTCCAGTAGAAATTGGATTAGCTGTATCAATTTCTGTTACAGACAGCACCAATCTATTCTTTGGATTCCAATTGATTGGGTTTGCTGTATCTACTTCTGTAATCTGTGTTAATACTTTTAACTTTAATTTAAATACCGAGTTTGCTGTGTCTGTTTCAGTAACTTGGTTTACTATTCTTATTTTTATGCTATGAACTGTAATTGCATTTGCAGTATCAGTTTCGTTAGTTTGAGAAACTGCTTTTAATTTTATCTTTGATATACCAAATGCAGTATCAGTTTCTGTTACTTGATTTACTGTTACTATATGTGATCCGCCAGAAGAAATTGGCTGGGCAAGATCTGTTTCTGAAGTTTGTCCTACAAGCTTTGTCTTGATTTTGGATACATTGAAAGCTGTATCCGTTTCTGAAACTTGTCCTACTACCCTTGTTTTTAATCTTGTAACTGCCTGAGCAGTATCTGTTTCTGAAACTTGATTTACTGCTTTGGTCTTTATCTTTGATATAGCAAAAACAGAATCTGTTTCTGTTACTTGACCTACCGATATTATATGACCCCCACCTGCATTGACTGTAACATTAGGTGTGACAGTGTAGGTATCAAGCGGCGTACCATTGTTCGTAATGCGGAACTTAAATTGTGTGCCGTTGGCTACCGAGGCGGCGATCTTGACGCAGAACTCGACCTCGGTGTTGCCGTTGTTACCGATGTCGATTGACGGCAGCGGATTGGTGTCGTCACTTATACGACCAGCAGTGAAGGTGCCGGTGAGTCCCGTCAGTCGCTGCGTCGTGCTCGTCGAAGCACTAGCAGCGATGAATGTTGAATCAACTAAATGAACCTCCGGCTCTACCGGAGGTTTTAAGCCGGGCGCATACGGAAGCCGCCCGTATACGCGCCACTGCATCGTGTTACCTCGTCAGACGACGGAGAGACGCGAGCGACATATAGTCCACGATCACGAGCGTCACGGCGGTAGTGCCGCTGTTCGTGGCGATCAGACCGTGACCTACTGTGTTTGCTGCCGTCGGGATGTTCGTAGTCACCGTGCCCGATCCGAGCAGAGTGCCTGTCTCACTGAAGACCTGAAACAGCGCTTCCGTCTTGGCAAGGTTGATTCGATACCGCAGCCGGTACCACGTTGCCGTCGACAGCGTTGCGAGCGTCGCTGTAGCTGTCTGGGTGCCAGCGTTGCGGCAGATTCCCACAACCGCTCCAGCAACGATCTCGAAGAAAACACCGTTGGTCGGGGCGGTCGCGGTTGTCGCGTTGTGGTGCCCCGCACGGATCGTGGTATTTGTGTTCGTTTGCGGGTTGATGATGAATTCGCTGACCTCTCCGCCCTCGATGGAGAAAGCGGTCGTATCAGTAAGCACGTATGCGCCGCTGTTCGCAGTCGTGGAAGATGAAGGTCTCCACTGTCCGGGGTGCCCAGCGGTGCCAGCGACCTTGACCTGCGTGCCAGCGCCGATGAGTGCCACGTCCCATATCATCGACGCCGCTTCTAGCGTAGCCGCGCCTGCCGGACCGAGAAAATCCGTCTCGTAAAACGCCCACCTGCTCCGGTTCAGGCCGAACCGCAGAGCGATGGGGCTCAGGTAAACGTACTTCGTGCCTGCGCCGAAGTTGACAAGCGATCCGCTGTTGCTCGACTCGGTGACAATGGTGCGAGAGAGTGTGTTCGCCGCGCTGTAGGTACCGATACCCACTTCCCAGTCACCATTCGGCACACCATTTGAATCAACAGATTCTATTAAGTAATCAAAGAAATCGTTAATTGTGATGTTCGGAATTTGATTCGCTCGAATGTGACCAGTCAATGCCGCATTAAGTGAAAAGTTACCAGTGCCAGTACTGGTAGAGCTTTCTGCTACCCGTGAAACTGTATGGAACATTATGGCACCTGTTTCCAGTTAGATCCGCCGACGATGTCGTATTCTAGGCGGAATTGTTTTCCAGTTGGATCACTCGTCGCCTGAATTCCAAATCGAATTCTGAAGACTCCTCCGGGAGCTACCGTCACGTCTGTATTCTGCGCAGCCATAGCAGTGCTCCCGCTCTCGCTGCCATCGTCATTGAAGTAGCGGTAAACTTTCTGGTCAAGTGTTGCACCGATCCCCTTCAACGAGATTGCTTGTATCGGAGACGCCGTACCGTCACCATTGTTGTTCGCCGAAAAGCTTATCGTCCTCGCAGTCAGGTCATTTGTGATGAGGTATGCACCAGCACCGTATTCACCATTGATCGATGGCCCGTCGTTGACGAAAATCGTTGTCGGTGTTGCACCGGACCACTGGTCTGCCGTGATGCTGAACGTTGATGCCGACGCAGCGGCGAAGCTGAATGCCGCGATCAAAATCTCGTCCGTCTGCGAAGGAGCAGACAACGCGAGAGTCCACGGGCTGGTATTGTCCGTCGTCTGTGATGCATTCAGGTCAACCGGGCTAGAACTCACCACTCCTGAAATCTCGATGGCTCCAGCAGCAAAATTTCCTGCTCCGCAGTTGACAGTCACACCGAGATTATTCTTCGTATTGACGAGCTTCGCATACGCCACTGAGGTTCTATTGTTCCCACTACCACTGACAGCTCTATTTGTGGTGTAAGAATTGCTTCCACCTGTTGCATCATCTGTGCAGACGCACTGAGTTGACGCGTACTCGGTCGTCGTTACAGCGACGTAGTTGCCAATCGTCGGAGTGCCACTGAAAAAGGTCGTGGCGCTCGATGTAGAAGAGTCGACGTATGTCGATGTCCTGACGACGCTTATAGCCATGTCACGCTCGCAGCCAGAGGCGTATCGACTGACAGCGTGACGGTCGCCCGCACGGAGTCAGGACGCACAGGAGTCATCACGCCGTTGACAAGCTCCTTCGGCCAGTAGACGGACAGATAATCGTGCGTCTTGGTCGCGCCGAACTTGTCCTGCTGCTGCCCACCCGTAAACGTCGCAGCAGCGGCGGGTGACCACGAGGAACCATACAGGAACTCGATCAGCACGCTGCATACAGGTTCAGATGGCGTCAGCGGCCATGTGCCGCTTGCTCCACGCTGAACCTGAATTTTGGCGCCGACGTCGCCAAGCTGCCCACCGTCGATGACGTGCGGCCCATATGTGCCAGCAGGGTAGGTTGAAAAGGGGATGCTTGCGTTGCGAGCCATACCCTACTTAACTCTCCTAATTGAGACGTACCGGATCACCACGAATGGACCACGCTGCCAGTGCGCCTTTTCATTAGCCCTGTGCGGTTTCCACCCTGCCTGAAGTTCGACTGGTCCGACCCTCCTCCACCACCGCCAGATGCCTTCTTTCTCGTGCCACGCAAGCCCGGGGGTCTGCGGCTTGTCGAACTCTCCGTCGCTCGGTCTTGCACTTGTGATCCACGAGAGTCCGTACATGCGGTTGCGCCAGAGCCACCAGACGCTCGTCAGGTAGCGTCCGACTTTCTCTCCGAACTTCTTCGTCGTCCAGTCGAGAACTTCGCGTGTCTGGTACATACGCACGTCACCCGGCAGCCGCTCATCCGGCGTTCCCCAGATGTACGCCCACCTTGGCAGGTCGCCACGAATTGTTGGGTGGTCGTAGTCGTACTCGCCTCCGGTCCACGTCGTTGGCTCCTCATCCCACTTGGCAAAGAGTGTCACTACTGGAACCAAGAGTGCTAAAGGCCACGAAATAACCTCGACTACGATTGCAATCACCAAGTCATTCAGAATCAGAAGAGCCTTCTTCATGGTTCATCACTGTCCACAGTAGACCTTGCGTTCCCACTTGCTCTTGTCCTTCCACTGTGCTTCTGGAAGCCACTGCATGTTAATTATGTCGTCGCAACCTCCGCAAGCCAGAGGAATGACGTGGTCAATGTACCACCCGGCGCACGCTCCAGTTGTGAAGCCTGTAGATGGGCACGGGTGCTCCCTCGCGAACTTGCGCTTCGCAGCCTGACTTCTTTTGATTGTCCCGTCAGCATTCCTCGGAATGTAGTCAGGATTAGCGTAGCACACACGCACATCATCAGCAAACGCAACCGAGAATGATGCTAACAAGATTACAAATACAAATAACAGAACTAAATTATGAATTACCAAAAGAACCTTTTTCATTATTGTGCTCTATAGAAACCTGCAGCGGCAATTTGTGCTGTAATATCCGATCCGTCAGGTGTGACTACGAAATCATGCCAAGTCAGAGGAATGATGTTTGAATCTGTTCCAGAAGTAGAGTCATTATCATAACAAATTGCAAGATCTGTCCAGTTTGTACCTGCTGCTACTCCCGTCCAAGTCTGATCTGGAATATCAAGATCAACACGATCATTGGTATCATCTGGAGCAAATGCAACAAGATCTGCATCAGTCAGGATTTTGCGCGCATAACCGGTATTGCTAACTTCATCTACTCCTGATGTTGCTTCCAATGCAGCTACGGTATCCACATCTTTGATCGTAGCATCAGATGCAGATGCGTTCCATGCAATCACTACTAGTACGGAGTTTGTAGGATCATTCGTATCTACACGGTTATATAGTTCCGTTACACGCCCAAGGGCAATGTTCATGACCATGTTAGCCATAAATCAGTTCCTTCAGTTTTTTCATAAATCTGGGAGAATTGTCATTTTTGTTTGCTTTATATTTTTCATGCTGGTGAGCTTCAAGAACACATTCATAATGATTTAGTTTTTTGTATCCAAGAGGGTTCTGTGGATCTGGCGATTCTTTATCTTTATAATTAGATTCAACCCATGACTTAACCATATCCACGGATTCAAAGTATTTATCATCAAAGCAACAATAGTAGCCAGGACGCTTGTTGATTTTGTAAACAAGCTCCTCTTCTGTAGTTTTGACATAGATATGCTTATCATCCATTCTCATCCAGCCTTCGGCCATTGCACCAGAAACAAGTCTGGTAGAGAAATTCTGCTCTCTAGCGAAACCGGTATGTTTAATTTCTACTTTGGTGCAACGGCCATCTTCATAGACTCGTTTCATTAACATATTAAGCTCCGCTTTGAATTACAGTTAGTGTGGCTGCACCAGCAGTTAATGCTGAAACAGATAGTCTAACCGCAGTAATAGGAAAAGCATAGTTACCATCATCTGTTACTGTTTTATTTGTGAGAAATTCATGTGGGAATACACGAAGTAAAGTTACTCGTGTATCTGCATTTCCAGTAGCAGTTCCTGAAGTTGATGTGGTATAAGTAAGAGTAGTGCTGTTTACAACAGAAGCAACAGGAAATACTCCATCTGCACCACTAATTCCTGATCCCTCTACTACAATGGAATCATTTGCATTTACAAGATGGTCACTGGCAAAAACAACAGTTACAGTAGTTCCAGATCTGGAAATACTGGTAATCGGGGTCTTTTTGCCAAGATCATCGAATGTATGCTGCACTTCGTAAGTAATTCCAGATGCACCGGAACTGAAATCAACAGCTACACCAATATTTACTGGCCGTTGTTTCCAATTAACAGGAATCCAATTGGAAACACCAACCGCAGATAATGTGACTGATTTAGAACGCATTTATCTTCCTTTGGAAGAGAGGGGGGAATAATCCCCCCATCCCTAATTAGTCATACATACCTTCACCAGAGCCAGGGACAAAATACTCGATGAGTACATAGCCCTCGCCACCAGCGGTGGATGTTCCAACCGTATAGGTTGAAATGATCTGTTTATCTTCGGTAAGTTGGGTACCAACAGACGCACCAACCGCAGTTCCCGGAGCAACCAAACCAACTTTGGTAGTTGCCATAGAAAATGCATTAATCAGTGCATTTGCACTACCACTCCATCCTAGACTGAATGAGCCCGCTCCAGTAACTGCGTTTGATGTCTGGTTTACCATTACCTGAGTAATAACCGCATTTTTTGGCAATACGCATTTTACTGTCGCGCTGTCAGTACGTAGGATTGGAACTACCTTAGTATAAACATCTCTAACTTTTGGGTATGAGATATTAACTGTAAGTGGCATATCTACTCCTCAAAACAGGGGGAAGTTATCCCCCTGTTTTATTACGCACCTGGTGAGCCGTATAGACCACGCCAGTCTGACCAGCCGAATGAATAACGAGCCGTGGCTTTGAACTTGGCATTCTCAGTATCAAAGTCATTGTCGGTCGTAAATTCATCGGCACGACGCTCGAAATACTTCATACCATGCGGAGCATTGGTACGGAGGAACCAAGCGTCAGTGTCAGTTATGAAGTGGCTTACCACAATATTCTTGATCATCCCCATCTCTTTTAGAGCGTTGGGATCGTTCAGATCAGTGCCAGTACGGCCAACTGATTTGAGAATACGATGAGCCTCGAACTCTAGGGTATAGGGAATGATAAGTGATGTTGGGCGAAGAGCGATCAGTAGACCACGGTCATTACGGAATCCCTGAATATCAATGCAAGCCTGCTCAAGAGCCGCCTCGGAAAGATCCGAGTCAACTGAGAGACGGTTTGATTGAGTACCGCCAGCCACATTTGGATGTGCGGTATTAATCAGAGAAACACCATCGCCGCCAGGATAAGAGGCATTAAATGCACGGTTATAGACATTTGCACCAACGATTTCTTTGGTCTGGCGCATTGAGAATGCAAGACCTTGAGCACGCCGCTGTGCAATGATGTCATACATATCGTCTTCCATGGCCTCACGAGAAACTGAGAAGCCAAGAGCATACACGACATGCGTATACCGAGTAATGAATCCCTGACGCTCTGAATCGTATGATACAGGTGCGCCTTCGGCTTTCTGGATAGCCAGACCAAATGACGATACACCTACATCCTCTTCAAAGTTACGCCGAGACGTAAATTTATCGAAGAGTTTATCGTATTCGACAGGGTATTCATCATACGCTTTTCCGTACCAGGCATTTACACCTGGCCATAGCGCTTTTGCAAAATTGCCAGTAGTAATTAGAGCCATAGGTTATCCTCCATTATACACCGGCAACACCCTTGCCTAGACGATGCTGATTGATCATGACTTCAAGTTTTAGGTTTGAAGTGTCATTCAGATCGTTTTCGACACTACGAACTGCACCAAGAATATGCAGACCGAGTGTGGCAGTTGTTGCTTTCGTTGACATATCTACTTGCATATTAGACATGCCGGCACCACCATTTGAAGTAGCAGCGCTAATTGCAACACTGGCATTTAGACCGGTATCTGCTACCGCAAAGGCACCGCTTGCTTGAGCCATGAAGATCAGATCTGGATCATCGGCAACAAGTGCATAGCGAGCAGTAGAAGCTTGACGGAAACCTGACAGAGAAAGGTCTGCCGTTCCCGTACCAAGAACACCGTCTACAGGGTTAGTACCTGAAGGAAGAAAACCTACAATAGCACCAAGGAATGGGCCATTGACCGCTGTTGCTCGGGCAATGGTTGGAACGCCGTTAGAATCTGCACTTCCTGCCAGATCAACAAGATCACCAACTGCCATAGCAGTTGAATCTGATGCTGGGACGAAATACAGATTTACTTTACCGTTATAAGGCGCACCAGAAAGGAATCGAACTGGGCGGAACCCAGTTGGACGACTTACGTTTGCCATTAAAACCTCCTAAAATCATGGAAGCTTCTCGGCCAATAGCTCATCCCTTGTTTTCAATTTTAATGGAACCATATTGGCCTTCCGAAGCTTTTGGCTTAAGTCCGGCCTCAATTTCCTTAACTGCCTGTTCCTTTTCCTGCTGGCCCTCTTCGTATAGCTCTCTTGGTGTGCTCATGAGGACTTGGGTCTGACCCCCACCAACAGGAATAGCATTATCAGTAGTTGTAGAAAGTGAAGCACGTAATCCTTGAGGCACATGGTTCGAGATCTGCTCGATTTCATAACCAAGTTGTTGCATTTGATAAATGCGAGCAGGATCTGCATTTACTAACCGATATACCTTGCCAGGATCTTTATTAATAATCATGAGTCGATCTTTGACTCCAACTCGTTGACGAACTTTTCGGCCTCTTGGCTCTTTGGGCGCAATATCTTTTTCCATATTATCCCCTATATTCTTTTAATTGTTTAATGTACTCTTCCCGAGTAATTGGGGCTCCTGCTCGGAGCATCGTATTGAGGATCTTTTCCTCTTCTTCTGTTAAAGTAAAATTATCTGGTTTCTTTACATCTTTTCTGGAACCTCCCTCGATAGTAGGAGCACGATCCTTGTTTGGATTCCTAAATTTGTTAGGAAATGTTTCTTTGACCTTTTTCTCTATCATTGGTAATGCTTCCTCTGGATCACGAATGCCTGAATTCCAAAGATGCATTGCGTAACCATCAGCGAATACTCGCATGTCATTGTCTTGGGTATACCATTTGTTCTGTTCTACCCATTTGGCAAATTGTTCGTTTGGCTCCTGTTTGGTTTGTTGCTCTTTAAGAGCCTCCAATTCGATTCGCCGCTGATTCTCTTTCAGGCTCTCCATCTTGTCTCGGATTTCCTCGACTTTCTTGAGATCCTGCTCTTCAATGGCGCGGTCTCGTTCTTCTTTTAGTTCACGCAAAGCCTTTTCATAAGCCAGTTGTCCAATACGGCGGTTATGTTCCGCCATTGCCTGCATTCCCTTTTTGAGTTCACGAATTTCTCGTGCCTGGCTGTCAATTTTATGAGCTTGGCTTTCGATTTTGTCAAAGAAAGATTTCCTATCAAGAAAATCCTCTGCCGTTCGCC